AATTGTAAACCAAAGTTGGTGCGTTGATGGGTTAGGCTTCTCAGATAGGATTTGGAAGAACAAAGAAAAACTAACTCAAGACTTATCTAAAACTCTTGGGGATTTGATAATGCGCGGAAAGAGTGCGTATCAAATCGCACAAGGTGTAGTGGCGCGCCTTGGGGTTGATGAAGTTGCGGCTTATCGCATTGTGCGCACAGAAACAGCTCATGCACAAATCATGGGACAAGTAGACAAATACAAGGAAATGGGATTCACTCATGGCCGCTTTAAGGCTACAGACCCTTGTGATGATTGCGGCGAATTAGATGGACAACTCTATACTCTCGATGAACTTAAATCGTTAATACCGCGGCATCCCAATTGCGAATGCTCTTTTCTATTGGAGGTTAAGCCATGATATTTGAACTCACAGGAACCACAATTGTTTTAAGCGCCGCAACTCTATGGACGGTTTATCAAGGTATCTGTTGGATTATGGATAGATACCACATAGGAGAAAGGCGAAAGGAATATTACTTGATGCGCGAGGCCAACAAGGTTTTGATGCGCGAGGCAATAAGAACAGCTCACAGAGACGCAATGGCCGCCAATTACATAGAAGAAGACGAATTAGAACACGTAGAAGAAGTCTATAGCGTTTACCATAGCTTGAAAGGTAATGGTACAGGTGATAGATGGATGCAAGAAATTAGACAATTAGAAAGAAAATAAGGTGCGAATTTTATTAAGACTCCCATTAAAAAAGTCACATATATATAGAACAAAGTAGGGGTTATCTTGCGTAACAACTACAAAGAGATAAGGGAGGGATGGTTATGCGCCATAACTCCAAGGAGGAATCAGATGGAAGATAATAAAGATATGAATGTAGATGTTCAAGAGACTAACGAACAAGTAGAAAAGACCTATACTCAAGAAGAGTTTGATAAGGCTCTTCAAAGCGAAGTAGATAAAAGAGTAACTCAAGCAATGAAATCTGCACAGAAAAAAGCAGACGCGCGCGTTAAAGAAGCAGAGAAGTTAGCTCAGATGAACGAACAGCAACGCTATGAATATGAACTTGACTCAAGAGAAAAAGCAATTATGGAAAAGGAAAGAGCTTTAGCACTTGCAGAAAATAAAGCACAGGCCGCAAGTGTTCTTGCAGACAAGGGCATATCAACCAAGCTTGTAGACTTTGTTGTAGCTGAAGACGCAGAAACAATGATGGAGAATATTAACGTTATAGAAGCAGAGTTTAAGGCTTCAGTTAAGGCAGAAGTTGAAAAGCGTTTAGCAACTTCCACACCTAAGAAAAATTTACCTACAGATAAACCAATTTCAAAAGAAGATTTTAATAGGATGAAGCTGACAGAGCAAGCAGCGCTTTTCCAAAGCAACCCTGAACTCTATAAACAGCTTACATCTAAATAACATATGAGGTGAACAAATGGCATTACAGTTAATTCCTAATCAAGTAGTCGAAGCAAAGATTACTGATATTGTTAATTCTTATTTAGATACACGTTCTCTGTTCACGGTTGATACAAGTTTAGCTACTGCCGCTGGACTTTCCAAGAGAATTTATAAATATACCTATTCCGCAACTGTAGAAAAGCTTGAAAAAGGCGCAAAGAATAGCGCAGCCGCAAAGGGCGCAGTTGCTCTTGCCTATAATGATTACACTGTTGAGAGATATCAACAGACTTATGAATACAACGATATGGATGTTATGGCAGACCCTAACATCGTGAACGTTCTCTCTGATGGCGCGGGTAAGACAATGGCTAATGAAATTAGAAGTGAATACTTTGCAGAACTTGCAAAGATTGCTAACCATTTTGATGCAGATAGTTACACTTCTATTTATGAAGCTGTTGTTGATGCTGCTGCTGCTCTTCCAAAGGCTGCAGAAATGGATATTACAGACTTATTCATTATTATGGGCGCAAATGCAAGAGCATTAGTTAGAAAGGATGCACTATTTGAAGCTTCTAAGCAAGGTGAGATTCTGTATAGTGGCCAATTCGGAACTATTGCTGGTATTCCTTGCGTATTCTCTAACCTTGTTCCAGCTGACACAGTATATGTAACTGAGAAAAATGCTATTACTTTCTTTGTTAAGAAAGAAGGTTCCGTAGAACAGGATAGAGATATTGAGAGCAAAGATAATACTGTTGTTTACGAAAGACATGGTGTTATTGCTCTTACTGATGATACAAGAAGTGCAATTATTGATTTAGATAACACTTATGCAGCTGTAGATAAAGAAGGTTCTGGCTATAGTGCAAAGAATCCTAAGACAGAAGGATGGTTTGAAGTAGGTTCTACTGGCCTTTACTTCTTATCAGCTGATACAACTGTAAATGTAGCTAAAACTTATTACACAGTTTCTTAATTGATAAAGGAGGGCAGCTATGGAAGATAAATTAAAACTTCTATATCCCTCAGTTGATGATAGTGTGGTTGCGCTTGTAGTGGAACAGGCGCAATCATACGTTCTTGATTACTGCAACCTTGAGGAAATACCAACTGCGCTTGAATCAGTTGTTCTTGATATGTGCAAACAAGATTTGAATAGGCTGCGCGCAGAAGGTTTAACAAGTGAAAGTTCTGGAGGCTCTTCACTTTCCTATGAACAAGACTATACACCTAATGTATATAAGCGCCTTAAAAAGCATAAGAGAATTAAGGTTCTTTAAGAGAGGTGATTTTATGTTTGAGAGTAGGAAGCAAGAATACGCGGTTGATAGTCCGCAAGAGGTTAAAGATAAATATAACTATGGAAAGATAACTTATGTTCCTCAAGGGACGGCCAAGATTTACATAGTGGTTCAAGACAGAACATTGATGAGTAACAACGATTTAAACACCTACACAGCAACTCTTGTGGGTTACACAGATGATTTAAGAATTGATAAGAACTGGAGAGTAGATGGAAGATATGTTGTTACTTCTACAATGCCGCATAGAACCGAACAAGTAATTTACTTAAAGGAAATTACAAATGGCAAATAATGAAGTTAGTAAGAACCTTGAAAAACTATCAAACGAATTAGAAAAGAAATACTTATATAAGGCTATGGCTGATGCTTGCGCGGTAGTAAGAAACGATGCGATAAACAACGCGCCGCATGGTACAGGACAACTACAACGTTCAATTGATTTTGAAGTGGCTGAAGATGGAACAGAAGGTGTAATTTTCTCCAACTTAGAATATGCGCCTTATGTAGAAGTAGGCACAGGAATCTACTCAACTAAAGGAAATGGACGCGATACACCATGGAGTTATCAAATCTATGGTGGTGAATGGGTAACTACCGTAGGGCAGCGCGCACAACCTTATTTAGAGCCTGCATTACAACAGAACACAAGTAAAATAAGAGAATGCTTCGAGGGGATGTTCTAATGAATGCGATTACAAATTTACTCTCTGCTATTGAGGCGCGCACAGGAATTGAGCCACGTCCCTTTAGCAGTTCAAATATAGAAAGTCTTCCATGTATTTCTTTCACAGCATATCGGCAAGGTGATAATGCGGTTATTGAATCTTGGAGATTTCAGATTCGCATAACCGCAGAAAACCTTGCAGAAGCCATTGAACTTGATGAGGAAATTGCAGACGCACTTGTTTCTTTAGGAGATATGGCTGATTATGGAACGCTGCGAATAGAAGTAAATGGCGGCGGCACCTTGGAAGACGAAAATACAGGATTGCCGCAAATATTAACTTATTACGATATACAAACACAAAGCTAAGCGAGGTATAGATAATGGCAACAAATAAAGTTACTTTAGGCTCAGGATATATCTACGTTGTTGAATATACAGGTAACACAATTCCTACTGACGCAGTTATTGAGGTTGCGGCTAATCAGTTTGGTTATACCAAAGGAGGCGCTACTCTCTCTTATGAAACTGAGTTTACGGAAATTAATGATGACAACGGACAGATTAAAGAGAGCTTTCTGAGTACAGATAATGCTACTTTCCAATGTGGTGCTTTTATGGGTAAAGCAGAGGAAATTGTTAAGATTTGTCCTACTGCAAGTTCTACTACTACCAATGGAGTAACTACTGTAAAGATTGGTGGTGTTAGCAATGATAACAACAAGAAATACGTTGTTAGATTTAAGCATAAGACAGAAGATTTAAGAGTTACCATCGTTGGAAAGAACACTGATGGATTTGAATTATCCTTTAGTGCAGATGATGCAGTTACTCTTGAACCTACATTCACTTGTTCTGCAATGGATAGCAATGGTGTTCTTGCAGAGATTAAGAGTGGAGCTACTGAATAATTAAGTGATTAAGTGGTGCGGCGCGCGCATTAAAGCCGCCGCACTATTTATTTTTTGACTTATATGATAAGGAGATAGCAATGTTAGATTTAACCTTAATGAACAATGCAGATTTATATGAACTTCGTTTGCTTGATGGTACTGAACTTCATTTAAAAAGACCAACACAAGCGATGGTTCAATTTACTTTGGTACTTCAAGGATTAGCTAATAACAACAAACAAGTTGAAACATTAGAAGCTTTATCGCAACTGTTCGCGCGCATCCTTAACCGCAACATGGAAGGGAAAACATACGATGCGGCGCAGCTTGCAGAGGAATATGATTTCAGTGTTATTGGCTATGTAATTGAAGATTACTTTGGCTTTTGGAATCAAGATGTGGAGGCTAAAGTAAATTTCCCTCAAAGCCAACAGAAGTAATAGACGAAAATGCGGGGAATCCGTATTTCTCTGTTGGCTTATCTTCATACAATATCGTCTATGAAAAGTTTGGAATACCTATAGATAAGGCAATGGAATTGGATGTACTTACATTTAATACTCTATTGCGCGATGCTATATGTTTAAAACTAAAAGAAACAGAAGAAGGAAGGGAATACTTAGCTGACTGTTGGAGACTCCAACAAACAGAGCCTGATTATAATGCTATTAAAAAATTTAACAACATGAAAAGATAGATAGGAGGTTCTTTTAATGTTAGATTTAGGAACCCTTCAAGCGCACATAAAATTAGATGGTGCAGATAAATTTAAGGAAGACTTAGATACTTCAAGTTCTAAAGCTGATGGACTTGGCGCGAAGTTAAAAGGTGGTTTAGTAAAAGCGGGCAAGGTTATGGGTACTGCCTTTGTTGCAGCGGGCGCCGCAGCTACTGCCGCTTTTGGAGTTATTACCAAAGGCGCGCTAAGTGCATATTCAGATACAGAACAACTTAGAGGAGGTGTAGAGAAGCTATTTGGTGATGATGCGGCCAAGGATGTAGTTAAGAATGCAGATGCGGCCTTTGCTACAGTAGGTATTAGCGCCAATAAGTACATGGAGAATGTTACAAGTTTCTCTGCTTCTTTAATCTCTTCAATGGGAGGCGATACCAAAGCCGCCGCAAAAGTAGCAGATATGGCTATGCGCGATATGGCTGATAATGCAAACGTATTTGGTACTGATATGGAATCAATAACGAATGCTTATCAAGGTTTTGCGCGAGGCCAATATCAACTACTTGATAATTTAAAGCTTGGATATGGAGGAACTAAGGAAGAAATGGAGCGCTTACTTGCAGATGCGGGTAAGCTCACAGGACAGAAGTACGATATAAGCAACTTAAATGATGTTTATAACGCAATCCATGCAATCCAAGAAGAACAAAAC